TCTTTTTTGCTCAGATCAAAATTCTCTTTTTCTTCTTGCTGCGATAGTGCAAAATCTTCGCGTAGTTCCTTCAGCCCAAGGATGTCGCCCTCGGCCCTCAATCTCGATTCCTGAAGATCGAATCGCCGTCTTGATTGCAATTGAGATAGATTAAATCTCTCCTGAGCCTGAGCCAATTCCCGATTCAGCTTATCCTGATCTCGTTTTTGCTGTTCGGCCGCCTGCCTCTTGGCTTCTCTAATCTCATTCTCGGCGTCTGTAATCTGCTTGCGCCGATCAGCCTCAAAATCATCAAGCTGTTTGGCTTGATCTTTTAATAGTTTATCCCTATCCCTGGCCTGAGACTCTTGTAATTTAGCTACATCTCTGGCCTGATTGCGCGCTATATCCTCATTGGCTCTGGCTAATTTTAAGGCGTCATCTTCCGCCTGCTGAGCGAATGAGCGTTGTAAATCTGCGGCTTGGGCAAGCGCCCCTTTATACGCTTCCAGACTGCCAATAGAATCGCCTATAGCTCCCGATTGCGCATCAAACGGCGCGGTCATCTCTGGTGGAGACGGTAATGCCGTAGTGTCAACCTCAATAGGTATTTCCACCGGCTCGCCGGCTGCTAATGAATTCCTGAGACTATCCGTTGCTGCCTGGCCTGCCTTGTCCAATGATGCGCCAATATCAAATATTTCTATGTCGCCTAACTCCGATAATGCGCCCTTAAAGTCAAGCTCGATAAATTTCAAGAACGCCTTACCTAGCGTCCCCAAACTTGCAATCGCTGTCGTAACTACATCGCCAAATATAGAACCAAAAGCGGCTGCCCCTGCCTTGGCCAGAGCGAATACTTGTTGGAACGTCTGACCGGCACTGGTTAAATATGGCTGTAGGAATTGTACTACGTCAGCTATCTCACTAATTCCATTAGCCACCAAATCAATAACCGCTACCACGCCGCTCAGTATTGCGCCAAACACATCAACTGATGCGCCACCCGTGTCGAACGCCTTACTAACCGCACTGAGCGAGGTAAATATTTGACCTATTGATTCCCTGACACTTTCTACGGCCGGCCCAAATCGCTCCTGTAACGTATTGACCAACCCCACAGTGCCTTGAGAAAACGATTCCAATCCCGGCCTGATAGATTCAAAAGCTGACTTTATCAGTGGCACAGCGGAAGACGCCAAATCCAAAAGCAGTTTTCCAATAGGCTCAAAAGCGAGTAGGAAACTCCTCTTGATGCTGGTAAACGCATCACCTAAATTGTTAAACTGTTCGTCCAGTTTATCTGCTGATCCGGCCACATCTGCAAATCCAATAGCGTCAAGATCAAGGGCCGCAAAAGCCGCTGCGCCCAAATCCTCAAATTGCGTCCCCAACCCGGCTACTGCGGCCCTATTGGAAGCAACGCTTAAATCAACCTCTTTAATCCTATCAATGACTTGGCCGAAAACATCAGCTACATTTAATTGGCCACTTGACACTTGAGTGGTCAAGTCATCAAACGATAGACCTAGTGTCGCAAAACTATCTTTAAGTGTTTTGTTGCCTTCTAAAAATCTGATCTGGAATTCCTTGACCGCATCACCTGCCTTGTCAGTCCCTAAAACTCCCCCAGCCGCGCCAGTTGATAAAATGCTAAAAAACTCATCAGCCGAAAAACCAGCTTGAGCAAATTGATTGGAGTATTCGCTGATACTGTCAATCAAATCCTCGGCCGGAATATTTTGCAGACCAAACGTTAATAGGTCTGTAGCTTGTTGTCCGGTCAGACCAAATTGTTCGACTAACTGTTCAGTTGCCCCAATTGTCTTTTGAACATCTTTGCCAAACACTTGACTTATTTTAAGCGCATCGCTTGCCACTTGTTCTATTCCTGCCGTGTCAAGATCAAGTGCCCGCTCGGTCAGGGCGATAGCTTCCGCAATTTGCTCAAACTGGGCTTTGGGATTGTCGGCATAAATATTCCGTAACGCCTCGCCATATCTATCCGCTGCCTGGACCGCTGTAATTCCAAGACTGGCTGAAATCTGCTTTGTCGCTTGATCAGTTTGATTGGCCAGACTGACCGCGCCTGCTCCTATTGCCACTATTGCTGCACCGGCAGCTACTGCGCCAACCGTCAAAGCGGCAATGCCGGCCGTCGCTACTGCGGCCGTCGGTCCAATCGCTTTTAGACCACCGGCAATATCACTGACACCCCCCGTAACGTCGCCGGAGAAAACACTTTTTACACCGCTACCAACTTGAGCTTTTCCGGCCTGTCTTTGCTGTGCGGCCGCTAAAGCTTCGGCTTGTTTGGCAGCTTTCTCCTCAGTCGTTGTCAGGCGTTTTAATTCGGCTTCATATTTTTTGGCCGCCGCCGTAACCTGATCGTAACTTTTGCCGGTGTCTTTAAATTGCGTCTCAAAAACCGCTCTTTGTCGTTTGTCGATAGCATCAAGTTTTTTTATGTAATCGCTAAAACCTTGAGCCTCTAACGATATGCCGGCCTGTTCTAATGCCATCTCTATACCTTTGCCGCTTGCAATATGGTTACTCTAAATTTCTTTTTGCGACGCTGTACGATCTTGGATGACCATTCTCGCGCCGCATTGCCGGGATGGTTGACCGAAAACGTTGACCGCCATGGGGGAGCGATACGTCCCGGTCCAGATGCAAAAACGCCAACCTTGGTTTTTGGGACAAACGTGGTTCGGAATCTAAGCAGTGGCGCATTTCTGGCCCGGATAATATGAGGCTTGGTTCCTTCGTTCAGCCAAACCCATTTCTGCGCCCCGTGAGTATTTCCACCCGGCCCAATCAAAAGTGTAACATCCCCTCCCGCAAATGATAGCTCGAATTTGAACGTAGGCTTATCCCCCTTCCACGTTCTGGTCGTTTTATCCAGTTCTGCGACAATTACTTTTCCTTCGGTTCTCAGAGCATTAAGCAATTGCGCTCTAACCTTTTTGGAGGATAGTTTACTTTTTGGTCTGATGCTTTTGTATAGCTCGGCTACCATTATCTACCCATTTAGCAGATTGTTGATTGTTACGTCCTCTTCCACTACCGCTATCACAATAGCCTTATGCCACGACGGGAGATAAGGCCATTGTAATAGTAGATTGCCTTTGTAGGCTGCAATCCAACCCCGCCACCACATGGGGTTGATAGACTCTATTGAGTAGCTACTAGCGGCGCTATCACTTGCCCGTCCCGGTTTGGCGCGGACGACGAGGCCGAATTTTTTTTAACAGCCTCTACCATTTCATCAGTCGGTTCGCCTTCACCGCTCATCTGATTCATTGCGTTTAGGATGACCTTTTGATCTGACCGCTTAAATAATACAGTCCAATCTAACCAAGCCTTTTTTCTTAGCAGCTCGTGATCAGGCCAATTGTCTCTATACATCTCTTGAGCGGCGTCAATAGGAGGCGGCTTGGATAGATCGTACTTGGACCAGTCGATGTCTTTAAAAGCAGAGACCGCGCCAATAGCCACCCGCAATTGATACGATTCTTTTTCATGCGCTGCTTTACTCTCCAAATACACTTGATACTCTTTGTCCCCCGCCTTGGCCGGTCGATTCTGATAACCGGCCGCCGTTTTCATCCTCACCATCGGTAGTTCTGGTTCGGGCCAATCGGGACTGACACTCAAGAGCATTGCGTCAGGAACGTGATAGACGCGCAGTTTGCCAAATGATGTGTCTACATCGACATAGGTTGTTTCGGCCTGTTTCGCCAAAGCCAGTAAATCAATCATATTGTGTAAATCCTTTAGGTAGCACTGTCGCGGAACGACGCGCCGGCTAACTTAAATACCTCACCTGCGTCACCGACAACCCAATACGTGTTAACATCATAGCAGGCGATAGACGCCAATCCGCTATTACCGCTGGGGATTGTAGGCGTCTCCCAGTTGTTGCCACCGTCGATAGAGCGGATAACTATACCGGCCGCATCACCGGCGTTGTTGGCTATCGCTACCGGCACATTACATGCGCAGAGTGCCATATCAGCTATTCCACCTGCCGATGCTGTAGTAGCGGCATAGGCCGTGACCCAAGTAGCGCCCTTATCCTCTGATCTAAAAACGTTACCGGACGCATCGCCTACGAAAAGAGCATCTGTGCCTGGTACGGCAATGATCTTGTTCAATACCACAGCCGGAGAGGGTCCCGTACCTGCTTGCCAATTCTGGCCCCCATCCTCTGTATACACAAACGCATTAGCCGCCCCAACCGCATAGCCTAATAAACTGTTGGCAAATGAGATGCTGTTTAGATTCTCGGACGTAGCGACCCCGGCGTCTTGAGTGGTGACACTCGCGCCTCTGTCGCTGGAATAATAGATGTATCCGCCGGCCGCCGCCATCCAAATCTTGGTCGGCCCTAACATAAATACATCAGCTATAACCTGTGTTGGCGTGGTTACCAGATTAAATGTAGTGCCGTCAGTGGCCCAAAGATATTCGGAGGTAGTGCCGTTAGTAACGATAACCGTATTGCCACTACACTCGATGTCCGATAGATCATCTGTATTGTCAGTCATGTTATTGGTGATCTGCGCCCACGTACTACCGCCATTGGTCGATTTGTAAATCTCACTAACATCAGCCGCCGATCCCGTGACGCCATTGGTGATAATCCAAATCGTCTGACCGCCAATTGTCGGATCGTCACAGTCGCCACAATCCGGACTCAGATCACAGATTGAGACGCCTACAATGTCGTGAGTTGATAAAGCACCGATAGTGATGGCAGTATCAATCAACGGCTTAAGTGTATAGCTACTCAAGAACTGTGCCGGTAATTCCACCGTGCTATCAGCGCCAACATCTGTAGCATCATCAGGTCCAATTGCATTGACCACGGCCGCTTGAGTAGCTGTGCCGGGATAGATATTTTGCAGTACGTCTATAAAATCGTAATTCTCAGGATCATCATCCGCGCCACAATTGCTATACATAATCATAATATTGTAAGGACAAGGGATGTCGTTAAGTAGATTGACAATACCCCGGTAAAAACCAAACGTTACATTGCCGAATTCGGCCGCACTACGCTTTACCGACTCAATCCCAAATTGCCCCTTACCAAATCGCTGACGACTGGCACTTAGATTGCCCCGTGGCGTTAAGTCTAAGTCGGTTATGTCTACACACCCCAAGAATTCCAGAGGGTCGAAACATCCCCGCTGTAACCATGCCGCCGTATAATCGCTCTTGTAAATCGTTGTCATTATTCCGCCTCGCTAATTAAATTTAATATGCGGGTCACGTCAACCCCGTAAAGTTTTTGCAACACCCCCAAAATTACTTCTGGACTTTTGAGATAATCCTCTTTTGTCCACAATCCCCGTTGTCTAAGTGTGTCCTGTAAATCGGCCGTACTGATAGTTAACCACTCAGGCAAATTAGTTAACTCGACACCTCCATACGGTATACTCATATCAAGTGTCCGTTTGGATACACGCCCCTTTATCACATCGCCATTTGGCACTATCGCTCGCTTAATTTTGCCGGCCTCTTGATACTCCACAATGGCGGCCTGGCCGTCGGTTGCTACCAGTTTGACTTTTATCATATTGCACTCGCTCTCCAAACTTTAATTGCATTGGCCTGTTGCCATGCAAACCAAGCTCCATTACTTAGGCCAAACGGACAATTGACTCGCTCCCTTGTTAACGACTGCGGCGTCTCTCTATCACGCCGCCACATGTTAGCGCCAAGATCACAACCGCAAGGCTCGTAAGGCATCTTGGAATGGGCCAGCCTGATAACCATATCCCTGACTTGTTGCTCCACCGCATCGCCCGTGTTGATCAATCCCGCTCGATAGTTAATCCGTACAAACTCAGGTGTGTAATTACAATTGTAACTACTGCCAAGTGACACCCTTATAACGCCTATCTCGTAGTCATCGACGCAAATATGTCCCGCCTGAGTATCCTCGGTACAGTCACACATCTTGGGATAGACAAATGTCACCTCTTGCGAACTATCGTTGTAAACACGTTTGACATCAACCGTGGTCTCAAAATTACCTAAATCGGTATAGTCCAATCCCTGACTTGGATTGTCAGCCAGAGACGCCAACACCAGTCTACAGCGAGGGACTGTAATCGTGACATTACCCCCGGCGATGGTAATAGACGACGGGTCTATCTCTATATCTGTGCCGGGATGATAAATATGTATCTCGCTCTCATCTGTGACTGTAGTCGCTACCGGTCCAATGACGGCCGGATCAGCCGTATTGTCTACCGCTTCCCCGGCACTGATAGTTGTTTCGGCTCTTACGCCTATCTCAATTATCTTTGATTTCTTGGCCAAAACCGTTGGTGCGACTTGCCACTTTCGGTAGCGCAAGCCGGGCGCTACAGGACCATACTGATGCTGCTCGGATGCAAACCATTTTGGTTGCAACGGATAACCGGTTACCTGTTCGATCTCTTGCTGCGCTTCGGCCAAGGCGTCCTGGATGGTATCCCGGTCAGGCTTGAGTACAATACGGCATCGGCCTCGCGTAACCTCTCCTGTACGGTTGACCCCAAAAAAAGCACACTCAGGATAATTGATAATCTTTTGGTAAAGCGCCAAAGTGACGATACTGTTCTCGGCCAAGAGAGTCGAATCGCTTGCAACTATAGGCATATTACCACGCCTCCCCCCATTGTATACCTGCGTAAAATAGATTGTTGCTTGTAATGCCGGCCGCCGATAGTACAAGCTCATCTCGCGTGCCGTCTATCAGACTGCCCAGCCTCAATGCGGATTGCAGCGACGCCAATGCGCTGGCGTCTGTTCTGGCCTGATAACCACCGGCTACCACAGTCCCAAAGGCACTTATCTCATTATTGGCCGGAGTAGCCTTATTGCCCGATCCGAATTGGACAGCACTATTTGCCACATCTGCATAGGTTAATGCCACTGCAATCGTCGGGTTAAAATGCAATCGCCAAATGAACGCATTGTTAGCCCCGGAGTTCTCGATGACCGAGATGAAACTCTCCTTGACATCGGCTGATAGATAGGCCGTCTTTAACCGTATACCACAAAGGGCATAAGCCTGCCCTGCCGTTGGCGCAGATATGTCTTCCGCTGGCGTGTCACCAATGTCCGCAAAACGCATCGTTCCGTTTGGCTGTACACCTCCCTCGCTGACGACCGTGGTACACACAAGCTCCAATTGACTCGCCGCGCCGGCACCACTATTGATAATCTCGGCTCTGATCGGCAGATTAGGCGTTGACATATAGACAGATGTTAATATGTTTGCGTTCCTGAAAACGTGGCAATAGATCGGTTGCCGGTCAACAAAAAACCCGAACGCCATATCACCAACTCCCAGCCACTCGAAGTCAACAAAAAATATCTGAGCAGTTAACTGGTTAATGTTAATTCCGCTTGGCCCATTGCCGTCCAGGGTGTCAATATTCCAGTCGGCTTGATTGGCAGTACGGTCAATTGCCGCACCTGTTACAAACGATCTGATAACCACAGACCATGTGCCGCCGATATTCTGGAAGAAGAAACCATTACTACTGTCAAAATACCCGTATCGTTTGGTCACGCCACTGGGCGTACTCCCAAATATACCAGTCAGGATAACAAGCTGTGACTTGCCGGGCTGATAGTTAAATCGCTGTTTGGTTTGTCGTACTCGTGTGCCGGCCGTACTGGCCGAGACTGACAGTGTAGTACTGGCCCGGTTAACGTTAAATGTCGTAGTCGTGCCGCCACCAGCCGTCTGCTGGTTGTCCCAAAACAACGGGTAGTTTTCAACATTGTCTGCCAAACCCGGATCGTTCCAGACTTGCTTACTATCAAACAGTGTATAAGGTTGGCTTATTCGACTTCTGCCAAAAGCGTCAAGTGACGGGATAGAAATAGATGCTCCATAGGCGTCCTCAAGCTGGACACGATTCCCGACACGCTGATATTTTGCGCCGCCATTTATCTCCCTGACAAATTCAACTGGGTCACCTCTTGCCATGATATGCCTCCAAAAATGTTTGACCGCCCGCAATGGCCAACCACAGGATGATAAAACTTTTACCACTACCGGCTACCGTCAAAGCCGCCAATGCCGCCAACCAAAATCCTACACAGTAAGGGCAAGCAAACAG